GGCGGCTTATTATGAGACTTTGGCGCGGCAACGCGGCGCGGATGTGGCAAAAATCCGTGAGGTGACGAAATCTCTGAAGCAGCAGGAGAATCAGCTTAAGCTGAACAATATTACTGTCGGGCAATACAACAGCGCAATGCGGATGGTTCCTGCTCAGTTCACGGATATTGTTACGCAGTTGGCCGGCGGTCAGAATCCGTTTATGGTTGCCTTGCAACAAGGCGGTCAGCTCCGTGATTCGTTCGGCGGCTTCGGTAATATGTTCAAGGGATTGGCGGCGAGTATCAATCCGGCGACGGTGGCTATTGCCGGCTTGGTTGCCGGATTAGGGGCTGTCGGTAAGGCGTATTACGACGGTTCGGAGGAATCGCAACGGTTTTCTGCGGCTGTGATTCTTGCCGGTGGTAGCGCAGGCGCATCGGCCGGTAAGCTGTTGTCGGTTGCCGATTCTGTCGGGCGGACAACGGGCAGTTGGTCTGATGCGCGTGAGGCGATTTTGCTGTTTGTGCAGTCGGGCGAGGTAGCCTCTGAGAATTATGGCCGTTTCGCGGAATCCGTGGTCTTGCAGTCAAAGGCGACTGGCAAGAGCGTGGAGGATTTGGCGCGTGTTTATGAGGAAATCGCAGACGATCCGTTGAAGGCCGTCGTCAAGTTTTCGCGCGTGTACCAAACGCTGAATGCCGATGTGTATGAGCAGGCGCGTGCTTTGATTGAGCAGGGCAGACAGCAGGAGGCTGTTGCGCTTGTTCAAGGGAAATACTCTGACGAATCGCAACAAATGGCCGAGCGTGTGCTTGAGAATTTGGGGGCGATTGAGCGCGGCTGGAAGGCAATAAAGGATACTGCTGCTGAAGCGTGGGAGGGGCTGAAAGAGATTGGCCGCGATGCCACGTTGGAAAGACGATTATTTGTTGAGCAAGAGGGTTTGGAGCGTGCAAAAGCATTTGCAAAAAACAATCCCGATGGTCAGCGAATGGTTGATCAGCAGCAGCGCGTTGTTGATTTGCTGGAGAAGCAAATCAAGATGCGCGATGAGGCGCAGAAGCAGGCTGCCGCTATCCGAAAAGAGCAGGCTGATTCGGTCAGTGCTGCCGCTAATTTCGACCGTCTGAGAGACCGGACTCAGAGTAAGGCTGAGAGATTTGCGCGCGAAATACAGTTCTGGCAGGGAGAGCTTAATAAACTTAGGAAGCATGGCAGTAAGCAACAGATTGCCGATGCGGAAAAGTACCTTGCTCAGTTGCGTCAGCAGCAGAAAGAAGAATTGGCGGCTGATGCGGCGCGTGAAGCTAAGAAATCATCGAGGTCGTCTGGGAATAAAAATTTATTTCCAACTACTTCTGCCGGTCTGCGTTTAAAGCCCGGTGCTGAGGCAGGTGGCCGTGCGTTTGGCGGTACTTATGCTGCGATGCACGCGATGCAGCAGTTTTTGGGCGACAAACTGGTTCGATTTGGTGCGGTAAACGACAAATACCATATTGGGAAAAATAGCTTTCACAATAAGGGGTTGGCGTTTGATATGACTCCGAATCTGTCTTTGAAGAGCGAAGACAAGGCGAAGGTTGCGCGGCAGATTAAGCAATACTTCGAGTCTTTGGGATTTGAAGACGGAAAAGATTTCAACGTTAAATTTGAAGTCGGCGGTCAGGTCAACAAGAATGGCACGAAAGCGACGGCTGACCATTGGCATTTTAATTGGCGGTCTCAAGAGGCGGCGGCTCGTTTTGCCGGCGGTGTTGGCGGCCAAGCTAAGGCGATGGCGCGGTCAGGGTTGTTTGCTGAGGCGCGTGAGCGTAAGCCTGAGCTGACCGGCTATCAGAAATGGGAGCAGGAGTTCGGCAAACGCCAGCTCGCTGCGAGTGCCGAGCTGTCGTTGTCGGCTACGCATCTGAATAAAACCTACGCGGAACAGTTGCGGCTGTTGTCTGACCCGACTTTTGAGAAATGGTCGGCGGCCGAGCGTAAATCTGCTATGGATTTGGCGGTTAAAGCCGACAATCAGGCAGATTTGACGAAAGAGGCGAAGAAATACGCTGATGCGCTGCGTGAGCTTGAGGCGGCAGGGCAGCGTGATTTTGACGATCAGTTGTTTGAGCTGTCGTTGCTTGGCAAAACGCGCGAGGAAGTCGAGCGACTGACTGCTGCGCGGAAGTACGACAAGCTGATTGCTGAGGCTAGTGCTTCGGGTGACAGTGCTGATGTCATTAAGAGCTTGCAGACTGCCAAGCTTGACAACGATGGCCGTCTGCAAGAGCAGTTGCGCTTGGTAAAAGAAACCAAGGATGCTTTCGGTGATGATTGGCTGGCAGGGATTTCAGACGGCATGAGAAATTATGCCGATTCCTTCCAGTCGATGCGTGAGGGCATGGCGGATGTCGTATCGGGGTCGCTTGGTAAGATGTCTGATGCGTTAGCTGATTTCGTGGCAACGGGCAAGGCTGATTTTCGCAGTTTGACTGTGTCTATCCTGCAAGACTTGTCGAAAATGCTGATTAAAATGGCAATATTTAATGCCATGAAAGCGGCGATGAGTGCTTGGGGCGGAGGTTATGCTGATGGCGGCGTTGTGCAGCAATTCTCTAACGGCGGTGCTGTTTGGGGGGCTGGTACGGCGACGAGCGACAGTATCCCTGCGTTGCTGTCTAACGGCGAGTTCGTTATTAATGCGGCTTCGACCCGCCGTCATCGTGCGTTGTTGGAGGCAATCAACCAAAACCGTTACGCTTCGGGCGGCGCGGTTGGGGTTGCGCCTCAAGTGGCGGCTTTGGGGGGCGGCGGTGTAGGCAATATGACAGTCAACATCACCATCAACCGTGACGGGTCTTCTGAATCGTCTGCTGAAAGCGATGCGGAAATGGGCAGACAGCTTGCCGAGGCATTGCCGGTGATGATTGAAAATTGGTACGTCAAAAACGTTGTGCGGCCTGGAGGCACTTACAACCAAGGTCGTTAATTATTGAGGAATGAAATGGCTAAAGTTTTTAAGTGGCAGGTTACGTCGGAAAGTACGGCAAAGCATACGTTCAATGTGCGAGCGGTCAAGTTTGGCGATGGCTATGAGCAGCGGCAGAAATTGACGTTGAAGCCAAAGATGCAAACTTGGCAGATTCGTCTTGCGGGTAAAAAGCCTTTGATTAGCGAAATCAAAGGCTTTTTTGATTCGTGTGGCGGCGTGGAGCCGTTTTACTGGACGCCGCCCGGTCGTGAGCGTTTGTTGGTCAAGGTTGTCGAATACACGGAAACGCCGAAGGGTGGCAAGGTGTATGAGCTGTCGGCGGAATTTGAAGAGGTGATGGCATGAATGCGCGGATGAAGGCGATGTCGGGAACGATGCTCAAGGCGTTGTCGGCTACGCAGCAGGATGCGTTGGTTGAGATGTGGGAGGTGGATTTCCGCGCTTTGGGTGGGGAAGTTTTCCGGTTCTGCAGTCAGGTCAACGAGATGAATCAGGCAGTCGTTTGGAAGGGGCAGGAATACACGCCTTACCCTATTTCGGCTGAGGGTTTTGAGATGACTTCGCAGGGTGCCGGCAACCGTCCGACGTTGACGGTTTCAAACCTGCTTGGGTTTGTGACCGGCGCGGCTGACCAGTATAACCAGCTTGTCGGCGTTGGCGTTGTGCGACGGTTGACTTATGCGCGGTTTTTAGATGCGGCGAACTTTAAAGACGGCAATCCTACCGCCGACCCGAATCAGGAAATCGTCGGGAAGTACGTCATTGAGCAGATGACGAGCTTGACGGCTGAGCGTGCTGTTTTCGAGCTTGCCGCGCCGTCTGAATCCGATGGTGCGATTATTCCGTCTCGGATGATGCTTGCTAATACTTGTATTTGGCAGTATCGGGGCGAAGGTTGCGGCTATACCGGCCGTCCTGTGGCTGACCGCTATGATATTCCGACCGACGACCCGAAAAAAGACGTTTGCAGCGGCACATTGACCGGCTGTCGGGCGCGGTTTGGTGCGACGGCGGTGTTGCCGTTTGGTGGCTTTCCAAGTGCAGATAAGGTGATGTCGTGATTGAGATTCCGGAAAGGATTACGGAGGCTGTTTTAAGTTGGGTAAACGAGAATGCTCCATTTGAAATCTGCGGTGTAATTATTGATATGCCTGATTTTGGTCGGCGTTTTGTGAGATTGTCGAATATCTCCCGCAAGAGAGGTTGTGAAGAAACGTTTGAGATTGGACTGGAAGATTGGGTTCGTGCTGAGGAGTATGGAAATATCGTTTCCATCGTCCATTCTCATCCAAACGGCGAGCCGTTCTTGTCGGGGGCCGACCGTCAGATGCAGATTCAGACGGGCTTGCCATGGGTTTTGGCGGTCGGAGGCCGTCTGAGGCAGTTCCGCTGTTGCCCGCATTTGCG